TTACTTTCCCTGTGCCTTCAGCTTGTCGTAGGTCTGGTCTGCCTGAAGGGCTGCGGGGGTGAAGCTGTTGTTCTTCCACCACGCGACCAGCGCGGCCACGGTGGTGATACCGGCGGTGACCAGCTGCTCCACGGTCTGGCTCTCGATGGGCAGCACGGGCTTGCCCAGTGCAGACAGCACCTGATTGGTCAGGGCCAGCAGCAGGCAGGCGGTGCGGGCAATGGTACCTGCGGAGATGGTGGGTGCGTTGTAGGTGTGTGCGTTCATAGTCAGTTCCTTTCTCTTTCGTGTTCGTCTGCTTCTAAATCAGCGATGCGGTGGTTGGCCACCTTCATCTGCTCTTCCAAAATGGGGACGCGGCGGGCAAAATTGTTGTGTTCCCGCACCTCGCGGGTCAGCTCTTCCAGCTTGGTGTCGGTCACGGCCTGACTGCGGCTGTTGGCGATCAGCACGCCGATCAGGGTCACCGCACCGGCAAGGATGGCTGAGATGATGCTTTCCACTGGTCTCACCCCCTCATAGTGTCCACCGGCTCTTGTTCGGGCGGGTGTCCACGTGCACCCAGCCCTTGCCCCGGCCTGCCTTGACCGGGTAGCGGCCAATGCCGCCCCAGCCGGGCATCAGGCTTTCGGCGTAGGCGGCCACAGCCAGCGGGTCGGTGTCCTGCACCTGAATGTCAGCGGCGCGGCCCAGCAGGTGCTGGCTGGATTTTGAGCCGCCCACCTTTGCGTTGTGGCTGGCGGTGCGGTAGCCGCTGGTGATGGTCACGGGCTTGCCGAAGTGCTCCCGGATGCACTGCAGCAGCACCACAAGGCCCTCGTCAATGAGGATGGTGTCGGTGCCGTCACGGCAGCGGAACTCCCGCACGCGGAACGCGGGGGAGAGCTGCGCTGCGCTGTCCTTCTTCAGGCTATACTGTTTGATCGCCATATGTATCACGTCCTTTCACGGGGTCAGGCCCCGATTTTCACGTTCTCTTCCAGCTACTGATCTGCCTTGTCCTCAGCGTCCTTACTGCGTGATTTCCTCAAAGCCGCTCTTGATGAGAATTGCCTTGACCTTCTCCTTCAGCAGGCGGGGGCAGCGCTCATACAGAGCCTTTGCCTCCTCCATAGTCTCAGCAGACATGATTTCCTGTGCCCACAACATCGCCATCATACGTACCAACCTTTCTAATTTTTGTGTGATTTTATGCATAAACAATCTCGCTCATTTCAAGCAAGCATTGCTTGAGCATCTCGTTTTCTTTTTGCAGTGCCGCCACCGTGTCCGGCAGCTTCTCCCGGGCTTCGGCCTTTTTGCGCGCTTCTTCCTGCGCGGCCAGCTCTTCGGCGGTGTAGCGGATGTACTTCTGGATGGGCACCTGTTCCACCCATTCCTCCTGCGCCTGAACGCCGGGACGGTCAACGATCTTCTGCACGTCCTTGCCACCGTTTGGATACTCGGTCACGGTCTCCCAGTGCCACTGTTCCTCCACGCCCTCTACGGCGGGGTGGGTGATCTCTTCGGTGCTGGCGGTCAGGTAGCCAAGGGTCAGGTCCGGGTTTTCCACGACCGCGCCGGTCTCGTCAAGGATCTTCATTTTGCACTGCAAAATCTGCAGTCATAGCGGCTATAACTGCAAAATTGCAGTTTTTCGTGTCGTGCAAAATAGCGGCTATTTCTGCATTTTTACAACGAGCTGTAATTGAAACTATTACAAAATGTTTAACCTGCGCTGCCGGGTTCCTTGCGTCCCACTTTCTCGCCATCGATCCAGAAACGTCCGTCATCTTTCAGCCGCGTCTTGATGGTGCGGGGCTTCAGGTCCATGTATTCAGCCAGCGCATAGACGGTAACTTCGCCATCCATCATGCAGGCTTCAAAGGCGGTGTCCAGTTCGGCCTTTTTGTCCTTGGTCACCTTGCCTTTATCGCCCCAGCGCTTGGATGCACCGCGGCTGCCCAGCGTTTTGAAATCGTTGTCCGGCTGCAGGTCTTCCAGAAGGCCGCTGTCCTGCTTGTGCACGGGGTAGTCGAACCAGAGGTTCACCGGGTCGAAGCGGGCAAACTCGCGCAGGGTGCCCTCGATGCGCCATGCGGTCATGCCGTCGGCCTTTTTCTCAGCAGCCGCGACCTCAGCATCGATGGCCCGCAGATCTGCAAGGCCCAGTTTTTCCTTTGCGATGGTCAGCATCCGGTGGCGGCTGAGGGTATCATCCAAGCCGTAGGCATCCGCATGTCCGCGTTTGTCCAGCATGGCCTTGATCACGCGGCAGGCGGCTTTGTTATGCAGCTGTTCCCGGATGGCATCGGTGGGCACCAGCTCGGTCATGTCCAGCATGGCATCCGGGTCGCGGGCGAACACGCCGGAGCCGGATGCACGGTCCATGCTGCGCTTGCCGCCCTGCGCACCTTTGCTGTGGTGATGGCAGTAGATCACAGCGCAGTCCAGCGCACGGCACACAAGGTCGAACTGGTTGCAGAACTTTGCCATCTGGTCGGCAGAGTTCTCATCGCCGGTGATGACCTTATAAATGGGGTCGAGGATCACGGCGGTGTAGCCTTTTTTCTGGGCCCGGCGGATGAGCTTTGGGGCCAGCTTGTCCATGGGCACGGACGCGCCGCGCAGATTCCAGATGTCGATGTTTCGCAGGTTCTGCGGGGGCAGTCCGAGGGCGGTGTACACGTCCTTGAAGCGGTGCAGGCAGGAGGCCCGGTCCAGCTCCAGATTGATGTACAGTACCTTGCCCTGTGCGCAGGAGAACCGGCCCAGCCACGGCCTGCCTTCGGCGATGGCGATGCACAGCTCGATGAGGGCAAAGCTCTTGCCCGCCTTGCTGGGGCCTGCCAGCAGCATTTTGTGGCCCTTGCGCAGCACCCCGGTGATGAGGGCATCGGCCAGCGGGGGCAGGCTCTCCCAGTCGTCGGCCAGACTCTCGGTCTCGGGCAGCTCGTCGGTTTCCGCTTCCAGCCAGTCCCTCCACTCATCCCAGCAGGATTTCCCGATGTTCGTTTCCAGCAGCACCTGCCGTTTGTCACCGCGCGGGATGCCGGGCATCCGGGAAAGGCGGGAAGGGTTGCGGTTCTGCTGGTCGATGGTCAGGCCGTTTTTCTGGCAGGCGGCATAGAGATAATCCACGCGCTTGCGGTACTCGGCGTAGTCCGGGGCATCCACCTTCACGATGGCGTGGACGCTCTTGCCGCCGGAGTACACCAGCGCCGCACAGGGCAGTTCCAGCTGCTTGATGATAGCCTGCTGCTTGCCCAGCTCCATGTTGTCGCACTCCACGAGGGCATAGCGGTAGGCAGTAATATTGGCATCCTTGCGTCCGGTGCCGTCCACAGGGTTGAAGCAGATCCATGCACCTACTTCAGGATCACAGTCGCCCACCACCTTGCCGAGGTCACCGCCGCAGGCATCCAGCTCGGTGATGAGCTGCCCTGCGGTGCGGGTCCAGCTGCCTTTTGCAGGTCGGCGGCGGTCGGCGGCCATAAAACTTTCGGTCACATAGGCCACATATTCGTCCGGCTCAAACAGGGCTTGCAGGTAGCGCTTGAGCTGGTCGGCGGGGTGCCACTCTTCGGGCAGGGCCAGCTCATGGGCTTCCATCCAGCGTGGGTCTACCAGACGGCCCTCGGTTTGTGCGCCGGTGCCGGCAGAAATATCATCGTTCCAGTCCAGAGCGTGGCCCGCCGGGCCGCTCCATCCGTGGGAGTAGGCCAGCTGGAAGATGCTGCTTGCGGTGACGGGGCTGGCCCCGCCGCCGTGAAAGCTTTCCCATTTCTTGACGCACTCGCCCTTGTGATAGCGGCCCGCATCGCGGGTGCTCCACTGTTCCCAGAGGGTAACGGGCAGGCCGGAATCCTTCAGGGCCATGCCCACCATGAGCCATTCGTCATAGGTCAGGGCGGACGGGGATACGAAGTCCAATGCTTCCTTGAGTTCATTTCCATGTTCCATTCGCGTTACCATCCAAAGTTAAAAGGACTGTCCGGCGCAGCGGGCGGTTCCGCAGGCGGGATATAGGTTCTGGGATTCACGCCCTTGGGCACACCGCGCCAGCCCTGCACCGCAATGCGGTCGATCATGTGTTTGGCTGCATTGAAGCTCCACGTGCCCACGCTCTGGAAACCGTAACGTTCCAGCACGCGGATCTGCTTGGGTGTGGTCAAGCCTTCAGCGCGGCGTTTGTTCAACCGGTCCAGCAGCAGGGAAGCCTTACCAGCAGATTCTACAGCGTCCGGCAGGATGCCCATTTTCTCAAGAGCAGCAGTCTGTTCAGCGCTGGGCGGGCCTGCTTCCCAGCCAAAGGCCGGCACATATCCGGCAAGGTCCTCGGCCTGAATACTCATCTCGTACTGCAGCGGGTCCACGAGACGGGCTTTTTTGCGGCGCTGTTCTTCCAGCTGTTTTGCAAGTGTTTCTTCCCGCTGGGCCACCACGTCCTCGCTGGCCTGCACGGCTGCTTTCTCGATGTCCTCCGGGCATCCGGTCTGGGCCAGATTTTCGGTCATCTGCCGGGCCACGGCGCGGTCCTCACAAACCAGATCAGCCGGGCGGCACAGCTCGTGCTTGTCGGTCATCCACAAAAAGTCGAGGAGCAGCAGGTCGGTCTTGCCCGGGGAAAGCCGGGTGCCGCGCCCTACCATCTGGCTGTACAGGCTGCGCACCTTGGTGGGCCGCAGCACCACCACGCAGTCCACGCTGGGGCAGTCCCAACCCTCGGTGAGCAGCATGGAGTTGCACAGCACGTTGTATTTGCCTGCATCGAAATCCGCCAGCACTTCCTTGCGGTCGGCGCTCTGGCCGTTGACCTCGGCGGCACGGAATCTATGGGAGTTCAGCAGGTCGCGGAACTTCTGGCTGGTCTTGATGAGGGGCAGGAACACCACCGTTTTGCGGCCTTTGCAGCGCTGGGCCATCTCGGCGGCGATCTGTTCCAGATAGGGGTCAAGCGCAGTGCCGAGGTCTCCCACGGCGTAGTCCCCGCCGCTCATGGTGACAGAAGAAATATCCAGCTTCAGCGGAATGGTCTGGGCCATGATCCTGCACAGATAACCCTCTTTGATGGCATCGGTCAGCTTATACTCAAAGGCAAGGCTGTCGAACACCTCGCCCAGATTGCGCATGTCGCCGCGATCCGGCGTGGCGGTCACGCCCAGCACCCTGGCGCTGCCGAAGTAGTCGAGGATGCGGCGGTATCCGTCGGTGATGGCGTGGTGGGCCTCGTCAATGATGATAGTGCCAAAGTAATCATGCGGAAAGCGTTCCAGCCGGGCGGTGCGCTGCAGGGTCTGCACGCTGCCCACCACCACACGGAACCATGTATTCAGACAGGTGGCATCTGCCTTTTCCACCGCGCTGACAAGGCCGGTGGAGCGCTGCAGCTTGTCCGCTGCCTGTTCCAGCAGCTCACCGCGATGCGCCAGAATGAGCACCCGGTCACCGGCGCGCACCTGATCGGCAGCTACCGATGCAAACACGATGGTCTTGCCGGTGCCGGTAGGCAACACCAACAGGGTGCGGGTGTGGCCGTTCTCCCACTCGGCGTGGATGCGTTCACGGGCCTGCTGCTGGTAGGGGCGCAGGGTTTGTGTCTCGGCCATTTAGAACGCCCCCTGTGTCCAGCCCTGAGTGGGTGCAGCTTTGGGTTCGGGCGGCGGCAGAAAGCGCTGCACCTCATTGCTCTGGCCGGTCTCACCTGCATGAGGGCCGCTCTGCTTGGTGTACTCCCGGATGCCCAGCTTGCAGATGCCTTTGGCACCCACGACCTCGTTCCAGCGGGGGCGGAAGGTCTCGCCCCGCTTGCACTGACCGATGCTCTCAAAGAAAGCCCCCAGCAGGCCCTGCGTTTTAGTGTGCAGGTACAGGCGGTGGGTGACGGTGGTATCACCCTTGGCCCCGCCGAAGATCTTCAGGGTCAGCTTTGCCATGGAGCAGGGCGGGAGCTTTGCGCTGCCCTCAAAGCGGGCACGCTCCATGCCGGTGACCTCAAAGGCATACTCGCCCTCGGGCAGGAGCACGAACTCCTGCTGCTCGTTGGTAAATTCGTCGTCCCAGCTCAGGGCGCGGTCGGTGGTGTTCATTTCGTTCATAAGTAATTACTCCTTTATTATAAAACTCCTTCAGTCACGCTTACACGTGCCAGCTCCCTCCGTGAGGGAGCCTGTTAAAACGGGATATCACGGTTATCCAGCACCATCTGGAACACCTGCGGCCATGCGGCGATCAGACAGCCCTCTACAAAGTCAGCGGGGTAGTCCTTGATGGGCATATCCTCCGGGAAATAGCCCCGTTTGCCCACAACGCCCTGCAGTTCTTCACAGCTGACCTTGTTGGCGCTCATCAGAGCGGCCAGCTTTTCCGGCACGCCCAGACTGAGCAGAACATTTTTCTCGGAGCTTTCCTGCAGCGGTGCGGGCTGCGGCTGAGCCACCGGCTTTGCTTCCTGCTGCGGGCTGGGCAGGATGTCGGCTTCCGGCTGGGAACACGGCTGCGGTTCCGGTTTCGGTGCCTGTGCAGACATTGCGCCGGGGATGCAGGCGGCAATGCTGGCATAGTCAAAGGGTACTTCCTCCGGCAGGTCAAAGCGGTTTTTGGCATCCCAGCAGGGGTGATGCGCGGTGTACAGTACACGCCTGCCGCCGCTAGCCTTGCTCTTGGCGTTCTTGCCGTCGCCCACCTTTTCCACAACGGTCTTGTAGTTGGCAAACAGCAGCATATCGCACCACTCGCGCAGCAGCGGGGCCACCTGTTTGGAAGTTTTCATGCTCCAGCGGTCGTAGTTGCCCACGGCATCCGGCTGCTCAAATTTGGTAATAGCGGCATGGGCCAGCACCACCACGTTGTGCCCGGCCTGCAGCACCTCTTCCAGCGCGTCCAGCAGCTTGCCGAACTCTTCCTTAACATAGGTGTAGCCCTTGCCGTAGCCGAAATCCTCGATGCCGTTCACCTTGGCTTTGGCACACACGGCCTGAATGCACAGGCGTTCAGCCCAGTCGGCGGTATCAATGACCAGCGTGCCGCAGGGGATACTGCCCTTGCGTACCTCGGCCACCTCATCCAACAGCATGGCCCAGCTGGTGGGTTGGGGCAGGCGCTTGACGTTCAGCCGCTTGGTGCCGCCCTCGGTGTCGATGAAAACAGGATTCGGGAAATGGGATGCAAAGGTGCTTTTGCCGATGCCTTCCGGGCCGTACAGCACGGTCTTGACCGGCGAATTCTGGATGCCGGTGGTAACTGCATATTTGCTCATTTAGAACGCTCCTTTCGTCCAGCTTTTCTGCTGGGCTTTTCGGTGACGGGCGGCAGGGAGGTTTCGGCATCCTTCACCATGCCGTCCTCAATGATGATCTGGCACTCGCTGCCGGTAGAGACCCGGGTGGCAATGGCCTGCAGGTGTTCTGCTTCCAGCCATGCGGAGAACTCCTGCAGGGTGGTCATGTCCATCTGTTCCAGCTTGTCCAGCAGCACAAACCCGCAGTCCGGGTTCAGGCGGCGGACGATGGCAGCGGCCACCCGCAGCTGGTCGCTGCCGGACATATCCCGCCAGTGCTTGCCTTTATAGGTAAGGGCGCCGTCCTCCACACTCAGCTCAGGCAGGGGCAGGTCGGCACCGTTCAGCAGGGCCATGCGGTCGGCCCGCTTCCGGGTGATGGCTTCGGTCAGGCGCTTATATACTCCTTTTTAAATTCGTCCTCGCTGATCTCTTCGATCACGAAGTCATATCTGCGGTTTTTCCATGCCCGGCTCCGGGAGACGGCCGTGTAAAAGCTGCCCATCTTCATCCCTAAAGCCTCGGCCACCTGCTGCGCGGTGCCGCAGGCGAGAATCTCCTCTGTTCGGTGGAGGTAGGCCGTGTACCACTTCATACCCCCAGCGCACGGCGGAGGGCCGCGTCCAGCCGGAGCATATCGGCATCCGTCAAATGGCCCCGATACTCAGTCAGATCGTCAGTGTCCACTGCGTGCACCTGCCGGGTCAGGGCCATGCTCGGTGCGCCGTAGCCGATTAAAAGAACCTGATCGTAGGTGCCGTCGCCGCGGGCCAGCTGCGCCGGGCTGGAGGTCAGGGGAACCACTGTAACGATGCGTGTGTTGCAGTTGACTTCGTCGCTGCTGACGATCACCACCGGTCGGTCACCCCGGATCAGGCAGGTGCCCTCCCGTTTGTGGGTGGTGTCCTGCGCCCACCAAATGTCGCCCCGGCGTTTGTCGTTAAACATCGTGTGTCCTCCTCTCATGCGTCCCTGCGGCTGCTGTGCTCCGGCAGGGCAGGGTATTCGGTGTTGCGGGCGTGGGTGCGGTTGATCTTGCCATAGCGGCTGCGCTGCTGCCGGTTCTCAAGCGCAAAGCTCAGACGGCCCAGCGCGATGGAGGTCAGGATCAGTACCATCGCGGTGATGAACTCGCCGTCTGTGATGGGCTGGCCGATCTGTGCACTGCCCTCAAGGCCGAGGGCGTAGATCAGGCCGACGCAGAAGCAGGCGACCGCTGCCCACTGCAAAACTCCGGGTTTCAGTCTCATTGTGATTCCTCCTCAGTAAAGTTTGAATTCCTGATCCAGCAGGGTGTCCAGCCGGATGGTCTTGCCCCGGCCCTGACCGCTCCAACCATACGGATACTGCTGCGTGACCCGCTTGGGACTGGTGCCCATCTGGGCAGCGGCCTGTGCGACGGTCAGCCGGATGCATCCGGTGGTGGAATAGATGGCGCGATACGCGTCGTGCCAAGCGTCTGGGCGTTTCATGCGTGGTTACTCCTTGAATGTTGTTAAATCACAACTTTTTCGGTAAAAAGAAGTAGCGGCCAATGTCTGCGGCCGAAATGCTCAGCAAGGCACAAATTCGGTCGATCTCGTCCTGACGGAATGCAAAATTCCCGGCCAGCTTCTGGCAGAACTGCCCTTCGCTGATCCCAGCTTTTTCCGCTAAATCCTTCTGGGTCATTCCGCAATCGCGGATGCGCCCGCGCAGCAGGGTGTAATCCATGGTGGGCATAGTTTTCACCTCCTATCTGTAGTGTTGCGGTTTCGCAACCACGGCCAAAGTATAACGCGGCAATTGCGAAATGTCAACACAAAAATAGAGATTTCACAATTTAGTTCGCAATTGGTATTGATTTTTCGCAACCGGTATATTATACTTACACCAGAACGTAAAGAAAGGAGCCACCATTATGGCGAAGAAGACCGCGACCTTTGCGCAGCGCCTACGGGAAGGACTGGATCTGCGCGGGATGAAGCAGATCGAACTGGCTACCCGCTCTGGAATCTCTAAATACAGCATCTCTCACTACCTGAAGGGCGACTGGGAAGGAAAGCAGGACGCTGTGTATGAGCTCGCCCGCGCTCTGAACGTGTCGGAGGCCTGGCTGATGGGGTACGACGTCCCTGCGGAAAGAAGCGCGCCCAAAGTATCGGTGCAGCTCGATAAAAAGCCCACCATCCCTCCGGGCTTCATGCCGCTGCCGAAGATGAGGAAGGTGCCGTTGATCGGTGCCATCGCCTGCGGCGACCCCATCACGGCCATCCAGAACCGGGAGGGCGACGTAAACGCCCCGGTGGATATGCGCTGTGACTTTGCCCTGAAATGCCAGGGTGAAAGCATGATCGGTGCGGGCATCCACGACGGGGACGTGGTGTATATCCGCATTCAGCCTGAGGTGGAGAATGGCGAGATCGCTGCTGTGCGAATAGGGGAAGAAGCTACACTCAAGCGAGTGTACCTGCACAACGATTACATTGAGCTGCGGCCCGAGAATCCCGCCTTTGAATCGATCATTCGTCGCCGTGAGGAAATGAACGACGTGCAGATCGAGGGTAAGGCCGTAGGCTGGATGCACTGGATCGGCTGACCTCCCGCTTGCATACGTGTAACTTTGACTACAGAAATCCCTATAAACCCTACGCGTGCGGGCATCAAGCGCGTTCTCACGTGCGTATACTCTTCTTTTCTTCTGTTCAGGGTCAGGATAAGAGTTTGAGTATGCCTCTGTATGTTTTGCCCAAAAGCCCGCATGAACACTCACTTTTTCGTGACTACAAAGTTTGTATGTCCCTTTTTGTTGCAGTCAACTAGACTTTTGTTGCCACCATATGCGTGCGTTGCGCAGGTTTGCATGTGGTGGGTGAACCTGAAAATGCAAAAACGCCCCCGGTGCGCCAACACCGAGAGCGTTTGGAATAGATCGGCTTGCCCAGAGGTGGGAAGCACAGACCAGACATCTGTATTGTAGCACCTCTGGGCAGGCTTGTCAAAGTGTACCCTTATGGAGGTGTTATTTTTATGGCTGAATCAAAGAAGCAGCCCGCAAAGCGCCCGGACGGCGGTGTCTGCATCCACCGTTCGGTGGGTCTGCCGAAGTCCCGGGTGTTTTACGGCAAGACCAAGGCCGAAGCGGAGCACAAATATCAGGACGCGGTGCTGGCGTATAAGCTGGAATGCATGGACCCGAAGGAAAAGCGCTACACGTTCCGGGCGGTGTCGGTGGCGTATGAAGAGTATATCCGGGGCCCGGAAAAGCCGGTGCGGCGGGGTACGGTGAACGCCTACAAGAAGCACTTTGCTCCTGCCAGAGCCTATTTTGGCGATACCGTGATGAACGACATCGATGCTCAGGCGGTGGGCGGGTATCTGGCGCACCTGAAGATGGAAGGCAAAAGCAAGCATTCCATCAAAAACGCAAAAAGCGTGCTGTCCTGCATCTTCACCTATTGGTGTGCGAACTTCCACGGCACCGGTAATCCTGTGCTGCTGGCGAGGCTGCCCGCCGGGCTGAAAGATGGCCGCAGGGTGGAGCCCACCGAGGAACAGCGCGATCTGATCAACGCCCACCCGGAGGGCTGCGGCTTCTGGGCGTGGCTGTTTGAGTACACCGGGCTGCGCATGGGCGAGGCAAACGGCTTGCAGTGGAAGGACGTGGATCTGGACGCGGGCAAGATCACGCCGGTACAGGCCATGCCGTGGGACCATAATCAGCCCTACCGGGAACTGCTGAAAACGGAGAAGGCTTACCGTAGCATCCCTGTGCTGACACCGCTGCGGCCCATGCTGGAAGCGGGGAAGGCTGCGCACCAGCCGGAGGACTATGTTCTGTCCGGCACAAGCAAGCCGCTCACTCAGTGTCAGTACAGCCATCAATGGATGTTGTACTGCCGAGAGCTGGGGCTGTATGAGAGCTACACCCGCACAACGAAGATGCCCGCATACCAGAACCGTCCGGAGCGGATCGTGGAGAGGGTCGTGTACAAACCGTTGGTCACGGCCCACCAGTTCCGGCACCTGTTCGCCACGAATCTTTTCTACGCGGGCGTGCCGGATATGGTGGCGCAGCAGCTCCTGGGTCACTCGGACATCATGACCACCCGGCGCATCTACCAGCATCTGCGGGAGAAGGAAAATGCCCGGTACACCGCTCAGCTGGATGCCTATGTGAGCAAAAATCTTTAA